TTGGGATAGTCGTGCATCCGACGCTCGGCACGCTCGACTATCCCAACGCGCCCGACGAATGGCGCAACGTCGACACCGACGTCATCATCGCGCCGGTTTGGGCGAACTCGAAGACGCTCGTCGGCTCTTCCAACGCGCTATGGCCCGGCAACCTGCGCGACGTCGAGTGTGAAGAGCGATGGATTCAGCCGCTAAACCTGCAGGCGGCATTTTTCCGCGCGCTCATGACCTTCTTTCAGACGCCGCCCGATCCTGACACCGATGCGCCGGTGCAATGGTGGCCGAATTACGCGACGACGCTCGGTTACCTCGTCGCGCTCACCGACATCGCGATCGGCGACTCGGGCAAGGGCGGCGGCGTCGTGCTGACTCCGACGCTCCCGCTGCGGGGATGGGTCGAGGGCAAGGTCGTGATTACGATGCAAATCCTCGGGCGCGCGAGCTGAGCGAATGGATAACCGATTCACTCAACTCGGCAAGGACACGCAGCGCACGGTCGCCGTCATCCTGCATCCGACCGCCGGCTTCGATGAGATCATCGCCGGCACGAGCGCCGACGGCGTCGACCTCTCAGATCTCGCCGCGCAAGTGAAGCACACCTCGAAAGACTGCGACGTCACCTTTCGTTATCACACCGCGTTGAATGGCGCTTCGCAGCCGCGGCCCGGGCAACTGCTCGAGTTGCAGCTCAACGGCACGGCGATTTTCGCCGGCATCATCGACACGATCTCAAGCTACAACCTCGCGAGCGGCGATCACTCGCTCGCGATCAAGGCTTACGCCCGGGATAACACTCCGGCGTGGAAAGACGTCAAGCGCGTGACCAACATCTACTCGACCGGCACGCCGCTCAACGCGATCGCGAATGACGTCGCCGCCGCGGTCGGCCTCACGCCGATCGAGATCGAGCTGCCGCTCGTGCCGGTCTACACCGTGCACTCGAACGTGCAGCTCGCCAATATGTCGGCGAGCGAGATGCTCGTCTCGCTCTTCCAAGCTCCCGGTTATGACCCGTTCGTCTCGTCGATCGGCATCCTCAAGGCGATCTCGCGCTCGCTCTCGCGCCCGGCCGACATCGCGCTCGATGAGGATCGGATCGTCGCGATCAAAGGCTCGAAGCAAAAACCGCCGGTAACGTGCGTGCGTATCCAATGGCTCGACCCGTTGCTGAAGAAGGTGACGCAGCAGGATCAACCGCTCGCAAATGCCACGATCACCGCCGGCTTCTTCCAACTGAAACAGACGCAAGAGGTCTGGTTCAGTAATGACCGCACGCAACGTGCGGAAAATACCTACATGTTGGTTAAGCAAAGCGCGAATTCCGGGCTCTTGCATGTGTGCTCGGAGAGCTACACACCGACGACACCGGAAGGAGGCGTGATCGAACTCGACACCGCATTCTGGGCGCCGGCGCTCGCGACCGCGGGACTCGGCGGCATCATCGCCTCGAGCTTTCTCGGCGATGAGGTCGTCTCGCTCGGCGGCGGTCTCACCATCCCGACCGGGCGCATCGTCGAGGGCGCGGCCGAGGTCGCGGTGCTCCTCGTCATGATGTCGATCGGCACCGGCGTCTATGAGATCCGCGGCAATCCGTTCGACTACGTGCACGCGCGCAATACCACCGAGGCCGATGCCTTCGGCGTGCCGGCGTGGCTCCTCAAAAACGACGACATCGAAAACGACTTCGTTATGAATGAGACCATGGCGCAGGCCTTCGCCGCGCGCGAGCTGATCTACCGATCACGCGCCGCGACGACCTACGCCGCGACGATCGTCGACGATCCGCGCATCGAGCCGGGCGACATCCTCGGGCTCTACGATGGCACGCGGCTCTATGTGCTCGACTACACGCGCAACCTCTCATCGGGCGCAGCCAATACGCTCGAGGTCACAGGCTTTCAGGCATGAGCGTACTCACCTACCTCACCGAGACGCAGATCACCGACGCCGCGGCGGAGATCACCGGCAAGACGCTCACGCGCCCCGATCTGCTGGCGACCGACGGCTCGGTGCTGCAGTACGTCGTCGACGTCGACATCGGCGCGCAACCGGTCAACGCCACGCCGAGCACGGTGAAGACGGTGACGACCGACCCGGTCACAGGCAACGTGACGACGACCCTCACGACGACGCAAGTTATATCGGGGACGACCGTCACGACCGTCACGACGACGATCACGAATCCGCCGGCGGCGCCGATCGTGAATACCACGGTCACGAAAGACGCGACGACCTCGGGCGGCCAAGGCTCGACGATCCTGCGCAACGTGCCGATCGCCCGCAACAATCGCGACCTCGTCTTCTCCGATGCCGGCTCGGCGGTGACGCTGCGCCGCTCACAGAACGGGCGTTATGAGGTGATCGGGCTCTCGAATGAGCTGCCCGGCACCTACACGCAATTTACCGTCGACCTCACCGACTTCACCTTCGGGCCGGTGAAAGATCTGACCGTCGTCTCGCGCGCGCTCACCTTCGGCGAGCTGGCAACCTTCGGCAGTTTCGGCTCGATTCCACTCGGCGCGATCGGGATCTTCACCGGTGGCGTATTGCAGGAGATCCGCTCATGAGTCTCTCTCTCCAACGCTTCGCCGCCGGCGATACCAACTACATCGCGAAGCTCGATAGCAATTGCGACGCGATCGAGGCCGCGGTCGATGCGCTCGCGACGGCGCTCGGCACGACCTCGACGAGCTACGGACCTTTTTTGCAAGGCCTCCTCGGCTCGGCGCAATGCTTCCTCGGCTCCTCGAGCTATCAAACCGGGACCTCGGGCACGATCCTCAACGTCTCGGGCGGCTATGTTTGGCGGCCCGATCTCGGGAGCGTGCTCTCGAAGGCCTCGACGACCGGCCTCGACTTCACCGGGCAATCGGCGGCGACCTATTACGTCGTCATCGGAGCGGACGGCACGCCGACCCGCTCCGCCACCTCGACCAATGCGCTTTGGTCTGTCGTCTGGACTGGCAGCGCCTTCGGCACGATCACCGCGCTCTGCCCGTACGCACTCGGCGGCGATCTCGCCGATTCGACGAGCCTCACCTCGGTCTCGATCGTCGCCGGCGCCGTCTCGCTCGCGAAGATGGCAAACCTCGCGGCGCATTCGATCATCGGTAACAACACCGGGAGCCCGGCGACGCCGATCGCACTCACCGCGAGCCAAGTGAAGGCGCTGCTCGCGATTGCCGATTCCGACATCACCTACGCGAGCGAGTCGGCGAACATCGTGCACGCCGGGCCGTCTTCCGGCGGAGCGGCGACGCCGACATGGCGCGCGCTCGTCGTCGCCGACCTCGGCTTCGCCGGCAGCGCGAACGGCGTCGCGACGCTCGACTCCGGCGGCAAGGTGCCGACCGCGCAGCTCCCGAGCGCGGTCACCGGTGCGTTGCACTACCTCGGCACGTGGAACGCGAACACCAACTCGCCGGCGCTCGCCTCGGGGGTCGGCTCGACCGGCGGCTACTACAAGGTGAGCGTTGCCGGCACGACCTCGATCGACTCGATCGCGAGTTGGAATATCGGCGACTCGATCGTCTTCGACGGCACGACTTGGGACAAGATCGACGGCATCGCAAACGAGGTCGTGACGGTCGCCGGCCTCGTCGGCGCGATCACGGCGTCAGCGCTGAAGACGGCGCTCGCGATCTCCTCGAGCGATGTGTCGGGGCTCGCGGCGGTCGCGACCTCGGGAAGCGCGACCGACCTCACGACCGGCTCGCTCGCGCTCGCGCGGATTCACACGATCGCCGACGCCTCGATCCTCGGCAACAATTCGGGCGGCGTGCACATTCCGATCGAGCTGACGGCGGCGCAAGTGAAGACGCTACTCGCGATCGCCTCCGGGGATGTCTCGGGGCTCGCGGCCTCGGCGACGACCGACACGACCAACGCCTCGAACATATCGAGCGGCACGCTCAACCGCGCCCGCCTCTCGACGCTGCGCTTCGACATCGGCGTATGTTTCGCCGGCGTGCCGACGGCGTCGCAGACGATCACCTACTGCGCGGCGCGCGCGATCACGATCGACCATACGGCGCCCGGCAGCGCGAAGGCGGGCACCGCCTCGACCGGCTCGGTCTCGGTGACCATCAATAAAAACGGCGCGAGCCAAGGCACGGTCGCCTTCGCCGCGAGTGCGACCGGCGCCTTCTCGATCGGCTCGGACATCACACTCGCCGCCGGCGATCTCCTCACCTTCGTCGCGCCGGGCTCGCCCGATGCGACGCTCGCCGACATCGGCATCACTCTCGCGGGGCTCGCATGACGCAATACTATTGCCGCTCGCGCCCGACGGTCACATGGGCGACCGGGCACGCCTACAGTCTCGGCGACAAGGTCATCGCCACAAGCAGCACGACGAAGCAAGGCTATTGTTTCGAGTGCACGACCGCCGGCACCTCGCACGCGAGCACTGAGCCGACATGGAACACGACCCTCGGCGGCACGGTCGTCGATAACACCGTCACGTGGACAACTCGAGGCGGCGCGCAGAAGTGGCAGGCGAGCCTCGCCTATGTCGCCGGCGAGCGCGTGACGCGCGTCAATGTCTCGACCGGCACCTACAACGGCGGATCGGCCGGCGGCGTCTGGGAATGCACCGTCGGCGGAACTTCCAACTCGACCGAGCCGGCATGGCCGTCGAGCCCGACCGACAATTCGACGACGCAGACCGATAACACCGTCACGTGGAAGTTTCACAAGTGCACGAGTTGGGACAATTGCGGCCCGAATCTCGGCGCGATCCTGCAGGGCGCGGGCTCCGGCATCGCGGGCGGCGACACGGTCTACGTCTCGAAGACGCACGCGGAAAATAACACCGCGAACACCTCGACGATCGTGCTCACGGCGCCCGGGAATGAGACGACCGGCGGCGCGGTCAAGGTGCTCTGCATTGATGATACCGGCATGCCGACCTCGGGCTTCACGCTCGCGACCGGGGCCGTCATCAAGTGCACCGGCACGACCTCCGATGTCACGGTCGCCGGCTTCGGCTACTACTACGGCATCACCTTCGAGTCGGATTCGCGCACCGTCTTCGTCGTCGGCGCGGGCACGCTCGCCGGCGTGATCCTCGAGAATTGCCTGCTATGGCTCAATCACGCCAACTCGGGCGCCGATGTCGTGATCGGCACGAGCGCCACGTCATCCTCCGACGTACTGCTGATAAATACACAAGTGAAATTCGGCGCCGCCGGGCACGCGGTCGCGCTCTACGGCGGGCGCGTGAAGTGGCGCGACACCGCGCCGGCGGTCGCACTCGGCACCTCGCCGACGAATCTCTTCTCGAACGGCACCCACCTCACGGGCGCCGCCTCTTTCGAGGGGGAAAACCTCGACTTCTCGAACCTCACCGGCGGCGGCTCGACCGGCATCCTCGGGAGCCTCAACCTCCTCGGCGTCGGGCACCGGATGATCTTCCGCGATTGCAAGATGCCGACCTCGTTCCAGTACGCCGACGGCGCGGGCGCGATCGACCGCGTCGGAGCTGCGATCGCCGACTTCGTCAACTGCGACTCGGGCAATACCAACTACCGCGTACACCGCGAGCATCCTTTCGGCACGCTCGACGAGGAGTTGACGCTCATCAAGGCCTCGGGCGCGACCGATGGCACGACGCCGATCTCGTGGAAGTTGGTTTCGCGCGCGACCGCGCAATCTAACGGCGGCTGGCCGTTCGCGCTCGCCTCCTTCCCGATCGTGTTTTGGAATGACAATTCGGGCGGCTCGAAGACGGCGACCGTCGAGATCCTCGTCGACTCGGCGAGCAATTGGAATAACGATGACATATGGCTCGAGCTAGGCTACCCGGCCGGCAGCTCCGACACGCTCGGCGGCAAGGCGACGAGCAACAAGGCGAGCATCGTCGCGAGCAACGCCGCGCTAACCAGCTCGGGCGCCTCATGGACAACAACCGGCATGACGCACCCCAACGCACAGAAGCTCTCGGTGAGCTTCACGCCGGGCAAAAAGGGATGGATTCGCGGCACGGTGCACCTCGCGAAAGCGAACGTCACCGCCTACGTCGACCCCGTGCTGAAGGTGAGTTGAGGTGGCGACGCAAACCGAGTACACGGTGCCGGCCGCGATGAGCGGCGCCGCGGTGAATAATACGCAGACGACGCCGCACTCGTGGATGACGCCCGAGGGTTTCTACATCGTCGAGGGCACCTCGGCCGGCGCTGGCGGCACGGCGGCGACATACTCCAACGTCATGATGGGCGGAAGTTGACACCGTTTTGAAGGGAAACGGGGGGCAGGAATAATGACACCACCGGCACACAGCGAGGCCGTCGAAGGACTCCTCGAGTCGAAGCGCGTGCTCGACATGCTCTTCGATCGGTTCGTCAGAGAGTACGAAGCGGCGGCGGCGCATCCGAAGCTGCATCGCTTCGACCTCCTTCGCTATCTCGACAAGGCGCGCACCGAGATCGAACTCGCCGAGCACTGGCTCGAGAAGCTCCGCGGCACCATGGCGCAGGCGACGCAGGCCGCGGCCGGTGAAGTTGCAGATCAGCCGCGAAGCTCTTGAGCTGGCGGTCGCGGCGCTCAAAACCGTCGCGACCTCGACGCACAATTTCGCGGCCGAAGAGTGCATCTTCCGGCCCGGGCGGGCGCTGCAGCTACGGCAGACGGCCGAGCGCATCGAGGCGGCGGCCCGTGAGATCCGTGACGCGCTCCGCCGGCTCGATCAGGATCGCGACGAGTAGCACAGCGCGCGCACCGGGAAGCGCGACCGCGGTCACGCCGGGAGCTTGAGCGCGGGCGCAAGGTGCGCGCCATGACGCCCGAGGATCTCCGCAGAATCATGCCGGCGAGTGTCGGCCTCGTCGCCTCCTTCGCCGAGCCGCTCACCGCGGCGATGACTGAATGGGGAATTGCGACCGGGCGGCGGCGAGCGGCCTTTCTCGCTCAGTGCGCGCACGAATCCGGCGAGCTGCGCTACCTGCGCGAGATCGCCTCGGGCGTCACCTACGAAGGCCGCACCGACCTCGGGAACATCGTCGCCGGCGATGGCGCGCGCTTCAAAGGCGGCGGGCTCCTACAGATCACCGGCCGCGCCAACTACCGCGAGGCGGGCACCGCGCTCGGGCTCGACCTCGAGAATCAGCCGACACTCATCGAGACGCCGATCGGCGCCTCGCGCTCGGCGGCTTGGTTCTGGCAACGGCACGGGCTCAACGCGCTCGCCGACGCCGATCGCTTCGGTGAGATCACGAAGGTCATCAACGGCGGTTATTCCGGCCTCGACGCGCGCCTTCGCTACTGGCTCGCCGCGCGCGCGGTCGAGCGGCTGTACTGAATGGCGAACGCACTCACCTCGGTCGCGAAGGCGATCGGCTCGATCGCGCCGACGCTCGCTTCGATGCTCGGCGGCCCGCTCGCCGGCACCGCGGTCGCAGCTCTCGAGAAGGCGCTCGGGCTCGCGCCCGGTGCCGGCCCGGAGGCGATCACCGCCGCGGTGCAGACGATGAGCCCGGAGACGATCGCCGCGGTGCGCGCGGCCGATCAGCATCACGAAGAGGTGATCGGGCAGCAGAAGATCGACCTCGCCAAGCTCAACGCCGACTCGGCCGCGGCCTTCGCGAAGGTCGACGCCGACGATCGCGACTCCGCCCGCCGGCGCGAGACCGCGGTGCGCGACTACACTCCGCGCATCATCGCCGGCGTCGTCGTGGCGCTCACCTTCGGGCTCGAGGGGGCGCTCATTCTCGGCTGGCACAAACCGAGCGGCATTCCCGGGGAAGTGCTCGGCCGCATCCTCGGCACGCTCGACTCGGCCTTGATACTCGTGCTCGGCTACTACTTCGGCAGCTCCGCCGGCGCCCGGGCGTCGGGCGAGGCGCTCGCCGAGATCGCTAAGCAACCGTGACCGACCTCCCGGCATGGATTCTGCGCGAGTGGCTCCGCGCGGCGGTGAAGGCGCCGCCGCCGTGAAGTGCCTGACGCAGACATGCCTCGACCCGGGCAACTGCCTGCAAACCGTGATCGCGTGCATCACCGGCGCCGAGATCGCGGAAGTGCCGACGCAGCTCGAGGACGTCGGCGCCTACCTCTCGGTGCTCGATGACTTCTTCGCGCCGCGCCGGCTGCGCCTCGAGATCGCCGGCCCGGGCGAGAGCCTCGAGGACTACCGGCTCGCCTACCTCGAGCACGTCATGGTCGGGCGCATGCGCTCGACCTTCGCCGGCTCGTGCGAGGAGCACTGTGTCGTCGGCCGCCGCGGCCGGCAGGTATGGGACCCGTACCCGACCCGGCCCGGGCTCACGCGCATCGACTGGCTCGGGCTCCTCGTGATCCGATGAGCGTCGAGAATCCCGACCCGGGGGAGAGCCAAGTGCTCCGGATTCATTTCGGCGCCTACTGGCGCGCGTGGCGCTGGCTGCGGAACCAGTTCACACCGACGAGCCTCGCCGCGGTCGGCACGATCCTCGCCGCCGCCGGCGGCTACGTCGTGCACCTCCGGCAAGAGGTCGCGGTCGTGCGCGAGCGCGTCGTCGTGCTCGAGACGCGCGTCGTGCCGGTGCTCACCTCCTCGACCGAGGTCGCGGTGCTGAATCAGCGCGTCGACGATCACGAGGCGCGCCTCGGCAGAATAGAGTCGGACTGGATCGACGCCCGTGACGCTGCCGGTCGGCCGCCCGTGGCACGGCACAAACTGCCGGGCCGGTAGTGGCGGGGGGCGGCGGCGCCGCTCCTAGAGCCTCCTATTGCGTCGTGAGCGATCCGGCCGGAGGAGCACCTCGCGGCCGGTAGGGAGGCGATCGGCGCTACAGCTCGCCGACGTTGAGCGGCTCGAGCTTCCCGGGATAGGCGGCGAGCGTGCGCCACATGGCGCGACAGTCGAGACAAACCACCTCGCTATAGCGGCTCGGCGTATAGCGCCGCCCGTTGAAGGCGGAATGATTGCAGCGCCATGCGGTGACGCGCCACCGACGCGCCTCGAGCGGCTTGCCGGCCTCGGGGCACCGGCAGATCGCGCCGCCGCTCATGCGACGCGCCGGGCGACCGCGACGCGCGTCACGGTGCCGGCCCGACCTTTGTGACGCCGCTCACGCTGACCGACGAGCGCCTCGACTGCCAGCTCGACGACCCGCGGGATCACCTTCTCGCCGGCGAGGTAGTAGCGGAACATGCGCGCCGAGAGCCCGAGGTGCCGCGCCGCCGCGGCGGGCGTGAGGTCGGCGATCGCGAGCATCGTCCGCAGGCCGTCGGAGGTAAGCGCCGAGCCGCGCAGCCAACGGTGCACCGCGGAGCCTTGCACGCCGTACTCCCGGGCCGCGGCCTCGACCCCGTGCTCCCGGGCGTGCGCGATGAGCGCCGCAAGCTCCCGCGGAGTAAAGACTTTTTGCCGTTTCGTCATGGGATTCCCCTCTCAAAAAAGAGCGGGGCGCATCGGCCGCCCCGCTGTGTTTCACGTGGAACGCTTAGGCCGCCTCGGCGAGCACCTTCCAGTCATTCGCCGGCAGCTCGATCACCGCGCCGCCGAGCTTCTCGAACTCGGTCGCGCGATCGTAGTCGGCGACGTCCGCCGCGAGCCGCGTGACTGCCCATTGCAGGCCGTATTGCGTCATTTCACCGGAGTCGACGAGGTGCCGCAGGAGCCCGCCGGTCTCGTCCTTCGTGAGCCCGTTCTTCTTGCCGAAGACCTCGACGACGTCCGCGGGTGCCTTCGTGATCTTCTTGCCGCGAGCCTCGATCATGCGATCGGTCACCTTGGCGAAGATCTTGCCGTCGGTCATCGCCGTTACCTGATCGCGGACCAAGCTCCAAAAGGCCGCATCGTCGAGCCGCCGAGTCGAGTCGCTGACGAACTCCTCGACCGACTCCTCGACCGTGACGCGCTTCCCGAGGTGCACCTTCACGAGCCCGTCGGTGCGGAAGGTCGCAAGGTTCGTGCACTGCTCCTCGAAGATCCCGGGGAGGAGCTGCACCGAGCCGGCGCCGACATCGGAGCCGCGAATGGTGAGCGCCCCGATCACCTTGCGCACGAAGAAGTTATGCCCGACGCCCATCTTCAGGCCTTCGGGAATCTCCAACTCGCGATCGAGCCAAGGGCAGAGCGCCTTGATATACATCTGAGTCTCGGACAAGTTGCACGAGGTGATCTGCGCGCCGGCCTTCTTCAGCACCGGCAGCACCGCGTCGGCGAGATCGTAGTTATCGAGCGGCCGGTAGCCGTTGGACACGACCGCGCGCACCGCGCCCGGGATGGTGCGCACCATGTGCTGACCGGGCTCTCGCTGAAAGAGAGCGTCGACGGTCGCCTTCAAGAGATCGGGATGCTTGCCGGCGAGCCGATCGAAGAACGGGACCGGAATCCCGACTTTGTCGGCGAGCTGGCGGCGGGCGTGAGTCGTCAGCTCGAAGGGCTTCGGCTGCCCGGCGATGACGATGCTCTTCGCATCGGGCGTCATCGCGAGCTTGCGCGTGTCGGCGACGAAGTCTTTCGCCGTGCGCTTTACCTCGGTGAGTTGGGTCGCGAGATCTACAAGAGTTAAACCGGTTTTCATATATTCCCCTCAGTACACCGGGAAAGCGCCCGGCCGCACCGGCGGTATGCCGGCACTCATAGTATGCAATGGTTGCACAGTAGGCCGCAACGGCTAAATCGCTGTGCGGTGCGTCAGACTTTCGGGCCGAAACCTTAAAAGGCGCGAGCGTTTAACAATGTAGCCGAAAAGGCGCCTTTTCGGATCGCGTATAACGCAATAGGAAGGCCAAGGCGCGGCGCGCCGACCCTACCCGCTACCTCGCTATCCCCCCGGTTTTTGTTGCGATGCGTCAATCAATGACTTGCGCGCGAAAGCTCATGTATGCGGCGCGTCATGTAAGGATTTCCGACAGCCGCCTTAAAAGGCGTGAGGATCGCCTCTTATGTGCTGTGCAACCATTGCACACCGCGGCGCCGGCGCTCATACTATGGGCGTCGAGAAAATCTACCAACTGAGGGCAACTCCGATGACCAACGCCAGCACCGCAAACCCGAGCGCACCGGGCGTCATGACGCAGAAGAATCCCAACGGCCGCAAGCATCATTTCATGTGCGGCGGCCCGACGCTGCATCAGGCTCGCTACTACATCGCATGGGAGCGCGCGACGCCCGGCTTTACCTTTTGGTGGCACGGCGACGGGCGCGTCGTGCAGCTCACGCGCCCCGACGACTACCGGCCCGGATGCGTGCCGCCGACCGACCCGGCGATCCTCGCCGCCCGCGTCGCCGCGCTCGGCTGAGCCGATCGCCAAGCGCAGGGCAGGGATGCCCGGGCGCTTCGCGATCTGCTCACCAACAACACCGAGGGGATTCCAATGACCAACACGAAGAAGCGCCTGCCTTTCAAGGTCGAGCACTCGCCGGCGAGCGAGGCGATCACGCACGTCGAGCTTTGGTACGACCGCAAATCTCGCAATTGGATCGCGCAGGCGAAGAACGCCGACGACTTCCAACAAGGCAACGCCGAGGTCTGGTACACGAAGGAGCAAACGCTCGAGTGCGCGCGCCTCATGTGGCCCGGCGTCAAGATCGTGCACACCGACCCGACCGGCGAGCGCGTGCTGCATACCTACGCCGCCGCCGCGACGGCTCGCGTCGGTGCTGACGCCTACGATCGCGAGACCGGCAAGCGTTGGTGCGTGACCGCGGTCGCGCCCGGCTTCGTGACGCTCACGAGCTACGCGAGCGGCGCGCAGTGCACGGTCGCGCCCGCTGACTTCGGCCGCGACTTCAACGGCAGCGCCGTCGAGGCCGACGAGCCAAGCGACGAGGTGCCGGAGTGGAAGCGCGAACGCGCGCAGTGCGGCTGAGCTTTCCGCCAAGCGCAGGGCAGGGACGCCCGGGCGCTTCGCGGTGCGCTTCGCACCTACTGAGGGGAATCCGATGACCATCTTCCAGACCATCATGACCGCGGTGCGTGACGCCCGCGCCGGCTGTCAGGCCGACGCCGAGCGGCAGCGCCGCGACTTTCGCTTTCAGCAATGGCGGCAGACCGAGCTAGTCGGCGCCAACTCCGACGGGCGCGTCCGCGAGCCGATCTTCTTCGACTCGACGCACCGGCTCACGAAGGCGAACCTCCGCGACGGGATGCGCTACCTCGCCGAGCACGGCGCGAACTCCTTCTCGCTGCAGGGCGGGATCGACGGCGGCGATCGCATGAGCACCTTCGCCGACGGCGACTACTCGCCTTATATCGCGGAATGGGAGGTCGACCTCGACCCGTTCGTCGACGACCTCGGGATCTCGATCCTCGCGCGCTGCGCGTATCGCGACTGCCGCGCGCCGATCCCGGCCTCGGGCTGCATCGGCGTCTCGACCTCGCGGCTCGACTCCCGCACGCGCATCTGCTCGCGCTGCGGCACGCGCGAGGCGCTCTCGGGCGAGGCGCTCTTCGCCGAGCCGCGCTTCGCCTCACTGCCGGCCGAGGCGACGCAGCTCACCGACGAGATCCGGGCGAGCTTCCCGAAGGCGGCGCCGTGACCCGCGCCGACTCCCGGGCCGTGCTCGCCGCCTACGCGATCGACGTCGCGGCTGCCGCGCCGGTGCGCTTCGGTAAGCACGGGCACACGTGCTACATCCCGCGCGCGCTCGTGAAGGCGATCCGCGCGGAGCTTGACCGGGCCGGCATCGACTGGCGGGCGATGGTGAAGGCGCGCATCGCGGCCGACCTCGAGGCTCGGGCGGAGCGCGCGGCGCGCAGCACGCGGGCGCAGACGCAGGCCGAGGTCGACGCGCACGCCGAGGCGGAGATCGACGCACGGATCGCCGAGGCGGCCGACGGGTGAGAGCGTTCGCGCCGAGTCTTAAGGCCGCCTTCGGGCGGCCTCTTTTTTGGTGCGCGTGAAAAACGCGAAAAGCTGTCAAGCGATTTATTTCGCGCCCGACGCGTCAGACAGTTAGGAGTTAGGTCGAGCCCGTTTCGCGGAGTCGGCGAAGAGGCGCGTGAGATAATGGTGCCAGCTCGAGCACTCGCTCGAGTGCGGACGCCGGGAGCTACCAACTCCCGGCGCCGCTCGCTCTCTAACAAACTACTGAGGAGATTCCAAACGTGAGCAAGTCTACTCGCAAGCGGATGTCGGCGGAAGAACGGGCGCGCGAGGAGCGCCTCTCGAAGAAGCTCGGGCTCGCCGAGGCGGCGGTCAAGCGCTCGAGATCGCGGCTCGTGCGCTCCTTCGGAGCGTGGCAACGGGCGGAGCTGCAGCTCGCCCGCACGATCAAGGCGATCGAGCGGCCTCCGGTGCCGGTCGACACCTCGGGCGGCACGCCGTTCGATGACGTCGAGAAGCTCCGCACGGCGTGACGGGATAGTCCGCGGAGCAAGGCCGCCTCGGCAACGGGGCGGCCTTTTTCTTTCCGGTGAAGGGCGGCAGACTTTGGCACGCTCCGGTCTGCCGGCGGAGTGAATCGTGCGCCTTAGCTTCTCCGATCCGGGCGAGCTGACAGTAGCGAGGCGACCCGTGCCTTCGCGATCGCGGCCTCGACGATCTCTGAGGGGGCAGATCGAGCGTCGAGGTCGCGGGGCGACTCCTTGAAGCGCCGAAACGGGCGCGTGACGACGAACATCACGAGCCCGAGCGCGAGGCCTTCGGCGATCATGCGAAGAGATCCGGCCCGGGCTCGGGCGTCGGGCGACGCCGCGGCCGAGGTGGCGGCGGCGGCTGGCGATGGAAGGCCGCGCGCAGCGCGTCGACGCCGGCGACCATCGAGCGCGCGAGCTTTTCCTGCAGCTCGCAATGCTGCTCAAGCTCTTCGACCGTGCGCGCGATGTAGTAGCCGCCGGCGCTCGAGCGCGTGCTCACGACCGGCACGCCGAGCGCGCGCTGCAGGAGAAAGACGGCCTTGCGCAAGTGCCGCAGATTCGCATCGCTCGGCGGCTTGTCGAGCTTGCGCAGCAGCACGAGCGCCGGGAGCGCCGTGCTCTCGCCGCGGCCGAGGTGCGCGGCGATCGCCATGAATGACGCCGGGCACGAGTGCGGCTCCTCGGTGAGCGGATCGGTCCACTCGTGCAACGGCTCGCGCTCGGCGCTCATCGCTGGCTCACCGGCCCGGCGGCGATCGCCGGCTCGGACCATACCCGCACGCCGGCGATCCGCGCGTCGCCTTTGAGCGCTTGCACGACGCGGCGGATCTTCGACTCATCGGGCACGAGATACTCGCGCGGGAGCTTCGCCTCATCCTCGACGACGAACTTCCACACCTCGCGCGTCTGCACGCCGGCGACCTTCGGCGGCTGCCGCTGAATCACCGGAGCGACGACGGCGTCGGCTTGCGCCCCGAGCGCGGCGGCCTTCTCTACCTTGCCCGAGGTCTCGGCGACGAGCGCGCGCTCGCGCAAGCGCTCTTGCGTGCGCCGGGCGGCCTCATCCGCGCGACGCTGATCTTCGCGGCGCTGCGCGGCGAGCTGCTCGGCGTAGACGACCATCGAGCGCTTGATGCCGATCTCGGCGGCCTCGAGCTTCGTGACGAACGGGCGAAAAAACGCCATTGCCGCGGCCTTCGCCTCGTCGATCGGGCGCGTGATCGCCTTGCGCACCGCATCGACGCGCGACTGCGCGGCCTTGATCTGCTTCAGCTCCTCACCGGCCGCCTCATACTCGGGCGCGGTCGCGATGCGCGGGTAGTTGGTCGCGCGCGCGAGGAGTTGATCGCTCTCGGTGGCGAGCGCCCGGACCTCGGGGCGCTCAGCGATTTCGGCGTTTATCATTTTTGAATCTCCAGACATTCAGCGCTGAGAGGTAAATGTGCCAGTCGGTTGCGCACCGGAGCGGCTCGAGCTTGTAGCCGTTGGCGAGCGCGGGATTCAGCAGTAGGCAATAGCGGCGGCGGATCTTGATCCCGCGCGCCTCGCACGCCTCCTTGTACGCGGCGGTCTGCGGCCCGACCGAGCGCGGCACGGTGACGCCGCTCTTCACGTCGAAGAGATCGACCGCGGGCGGCTGCAGCATCCCGAGCAGATCGAGCGTGCCGGCATAGCCGACGAGCCGGTGCGCGACGCGCAGCTCGCTCGCGACGACCCGCACGCCCGACTCGCGCAGGAAACGGTCGGCGCCGAGCATGCACTCCTCGAGCCAAGGGTCGAGGCTCGAGCGATCGAGGCGCCCGCGCACGAGGAGCGCAAAGGCCTCATGCACGAGCTGACCCTCGGCGCGCCGGCGCTCAATCGTTTCCCATGGCACGCGCTCGAACTCGTCGAGCTGATCGTCGAGGACCCGCGTCACGCCGGGCACCTCGACACCTTCGAGCTTGTAGCGGTGCTCGATCGGCTCGAAGTGCAGCTCGGGGAGCTGCGCGGCTAGCGACGCAGCCAAGCGAGCGCATCCGCGACTTTGTCGAAGGGCAAGGCCTCAAGCGCGGGAATGCCGAAGTGCTTAAGAAGCTCCTCGAGCACGCGATCGCCGCGCGGATCTGACTCGGTGTTGCCGGCCTCCTTCACCGCATCGAGCACCATCGTCAACTGATCGGTCGTCGCGCGCACCGGCTCGGCGTCGACCGACTGCGGGCGCCGGCGCTCGGGCTGCGCCGCGAATTGCGCCTCGATGATGCGCTCGGCTTCGTCCGGATCGTGCACGCCGGCGAAACCGAAGGCGAGCCGCGCACACTGAATAAAGGCCTTGTGCCGGAGCATGCGCCGCGGGTGCGAGGTCCATGCCGGAGTGTCGCGCTTGCACTCGTCGAAGTATTCGCGCACCGAGACCGGCTTGTCGCGATCGCGCCGCGTGATCGTACAGGCGATCCAACTCGGGATCACATCGTCATCGACGTCAGGGTACTCGAAGGAGAAGCTCGCGAGCTGCGGATGCTCGTTAACGATCCGATCCCAACCGTCGATCGAGATCACCGGCACGATCCCGCCCGCCTTGTCGGGGAAGGCGAAAATCTCCCTAGTCCATGGGTTTAGGTTGTATTCCTTCGCGACGACGAGAAGCGACATCATCTGTTCGTTGGTCACCTCGATCGGCGAGCCGTCCTTTCGAGTCTGGCGGAAGGCGGTCGCCTTGAGCGTCACCAACATCTTGTCGGGATCGACGCCGAATTTCTGCGCCATGTGAGTGACTAGCGACTGACGGCTCTCGGGCGATGAGGTGCCCGCCGTGTTCTTCGATTGCTGCGACTTTTGCTGTGTGCTCATCGTTTCCCCTCATGATGTCTAGGATCGAGTTAGAAAGCGTTTCAAACACCTCGGCGGCGGCCTCGATCACCGCGAGATCGCGGGCGCTCGGCACGCGCCACGGTATTGACTGAAGTTTGACCGCGAGCGCGCGGAGCTGCAGCGCGCGCAGACGCAGGACCCGCGCCGTCGGCGGCGCCTTCCGCTCCGGCGTGCTCATCGTGAGCGGAGCGCGTCGAATTCGGGCGAGTTGGTGACGACAGCGCGCGCGGCGGGCGCCGGCAACGCGCCGGGCCGGTAGCGGCGCCGGAGCCGTCGGTTGCGGCGCGGCCATGCGGGGGGATCGGCGGCGAGTGCGATCGCGAGACAACCGAAGGCCGCGAGCGCGGCGAGCAACGCGAGTGCAGTGTGCCAGCTCATGACATTCCCCTATGCCGCCGGATCGAGGCGGCGCGTGCGATGACGTTCGCGAGCGCGGCCGGATCGTCAGGGTCGGAGGTAGCCGGCTCGATCTCGACACAGTACGCGGTAAGCGGCCGGTTAGGCTTGCCGTCGGGGCGCACGCCGTTCGAGCTGCGCCAAAACCTGATCGCCTCGCTCGCGTCGGCGAACTCGCGCGCCTCGCTCGCCGGCCCGGTCGTGAGCACATTGCCGTCGAGCCGCCCGGCTTGATTCATCCGGCCCGGGCGGAACTCGGTCACATATTTCAGATCGTGCGGCGTCGGTAGCCCGAGCGCATCGCAGCAAATCCGGAGGCGCACGCGCATCGAATCAATGCGGAATTGAGCCGACCGCGGCGATCAGCGGATGCAACATCGAGCCGAGTGAGCTAGACGCGAAGAGCGCGACGAGTGCGATCACGAGGCCGATAAACACGGCGAAACGCACGCGGGCACGCGCGGCGTCGACAACACTGTCGCGCTTCCAATTGTCGCCTTTTATGGTCGCGTGTCGGTTCATGGCAGAGCCGAATATAGCTCAGCCTCTACAGGCGCGGCAATCTCAAGCGCGGCGCAGCACGCCGCGCTTGATTCCGCCGCCCGCGCTTCAGTACGATCCGGCGCCATGGCTAAGCTGATTCGCCCGAAGATGCCGGCCGGCACCTACCTCGCCCGCCGACCCTCGACCTACGAATTTGTGCTCGTGGAGCTTGAGGCTCGCCGGCCGGAATGGCCGAAGGTGGCGCGGCAGCTCCGCATGAGCCGGCACACGCTCGACAAGATCGGGCGGCAGATCTCCCGGCAGCCAAGCGTGCGCACGATCGAGCGCCTCGCCCGGCTCTTCGATGACGAGAATCGCGTGAGCGCCCGCAAGCGTCGCGACCGCGCCGCCCGCAAGCGTCGGCTCGCGAAGGCCGCGACCGGGGAACGCCCGCGACCCGTCTCGCTCCCGATCGCCGCCTCGATGATCGCCTGACGGTGGCGGCGCTTCCCGATACCAGCTAGCGCGCGGCCCGGTCACGGGGCGCGCGAGCCGACACTCGCGCTCGGTCTCACACAAAAAGGCCTCGACTCGAACGTCGAAGAACGGGGGCACACAATGGCGCGAATTCGCACGATCAAACCCGATTTTTGGTCCGATGACACTGTCGGCGAGCTGTCCTTCGCGGCGCGACTGCTTTTCATCGGATGCTGGAACTTCGCCGACGATCACGGCAACCTCGAGCGCTCGGCGAAGCAACTGAAGGCGCAAGTTTTCCCGCACGACGTGATCGACTGCGAGCCGGTCGTGCGCCAACTCATCGACGCCGGCCTCCTCTTCGAGTACGAAGGCACGCCCGAGGGCAAGAGCCCGAGAAAGTATCTGCATATCAAAGGCTTCGCCGATCACCAAAAGGTCGAGCGCCGCGGCGCGCCGCGCTTCCCGCTACCCGAGGCCTCACCGACGGCTCACCGAATCCTCACCGACACCTCACCGAGTGCTCACCGACTCCTCGAGGTCTCTTCTCTGGAAGGGAAGGGAAGGGAAGGGAAGGTAACGGAAGGGAAGAGCGCTACGCGCTCTCCGGAGCGCGCGCGCGCGTGCGAGGCCGAGGATGCTGAGCGGCTCGAGGCGTGGCACAAGCTGCACGGCGAGGCGCCCGACACTCCTCCGCTCGAGGTCGAGGTCGAGGTCGAGATCGGCGAGCGCGAGGCGTGGAGCGTGCTCGAGCGGGTAAAGGCCGCCTACCCGGCCGGCGTCTACCTTGCGGCCGACTGGATTCTCGCCGAGCGTCATCTGCGCAACCGTCTCGCCGAGGGCATCCCGCCCGATGAGCTGATCGCCGGCTGCGCGCGCTACGCCGCGCAATGCGTCGCGCGCGAGTGCGGCACGCGCTTCGTGCGCTCGCCGAAGGATTTCTTCGCGAGCCCGGCCGATCGCTGGCGCGAGCCGTACCCGCTCCCGACCGAAGGCGCTAGGCGCGGGAAGAAAACCTTCGACGACTACCGGCGCGAGCGCGAGGAGCGCGAAGTGCGCGAGGCCGAGCCGGGCGGCGAGCAGCTCAGCGCGGAGCCGTTGCCGTTTTGAGCAACACGAAGAAAACTCTCGCCCGGTTTTGGTCGGCGATGGGCGAGCGCTTCGGCAAGCGCTGGCTCGAGGAGTACGGGCCGGAGCCGACGCGCGCTTGGCGCGATACGCTCGATCGCTACACACCGACGGTGATCGCCGACGCGCTCGGGGCGCTCAAGGATCGGCCCGAGCGCGTGCGCGCGCATCCGCCGACGCTCGACGAATTCGCCGCGATCCTCGTGTCGTGCGATCGCAAGGCAACGCCGGCCGCGGTCGACTACTCGCGCGGCTACTGGCGCTCGATCGTCGTGCGCAACCTCGAGCGCGATCTGTGTTACGAACGCAAGCTCGTCAAAGTCGAGGATCTCGAGGCCTACATCGCACGCCGCGAAAAACCTTTCGGCTCGCTGCGCCAACTGCTCGACGAGCTGTGCGACATGGAGCGCAAAAACTCCGGGCAGCGAACGCTCGGGATGTACCAACTCGCGGGCGAGCGCTGCCGCTCGACCGTGCTCGTCGCAATCGAAACCAACGCAGGGGAATCACATGCTCACGCTTAAGCGCCGCACGTGCCGAATCGGGACCTCGATCAATACTCGCGCCGAGCATCACGGCGACGACGAGGTCACCGCGCTCGACATCCCGCTCGCCTCGATCATGCTCGACGCCGAAGAGTTGAATTCGTTGCTGTGCGATCCGCACGCGCACACTCGGCTCTATGACACGACGAAGGCCGGCATGCCGGCCGAGCCCGGGCTGCCGAAGCTGAAAGACTTCAAGCTCGCCGAGAAGATCGAGGGCGCCGAGGTCGAGATCGCACTCGCCGGCGATGAGGTGCTGAAGCTAACAAGCTGCAACCTCAAATCGGTCACGCTCTCGTGCGAGTTGGGCGGGCTGACCTCGATGTCGGTGCTCGTGCAGTGCGTGCCGAAGCTCGACTCGAAGATCTCGCGCCTACTCGAGCGGCTCGACCGCGAGGCGCACGTCACGATCCGCTGCGATGGTTACGGCGATCAAGCGAAATTGCCACTCGGTGAGCCGAAGGCGCCCGAGGCCGAGGCCGAGGAGCCGATGAGCCGCACCGGGCGGCGCATCGCTGCGACGGCGGCGCGCGCGCGCAACGGTAAGCACACCGAGGCGAGCGAGTGATCGAGGTGCTCGCGATTCTCGCGCAGCTCGCGGCACTCGCTCACGTGCCGATCGTGCTCGCTTACTACCTGCCTAAACCCGAGGAGACGCACTCATGCTCACCGTGATCGGACTGCTCGCGATCGCCGCGCTCATCCTGACGATTCTCTCGATCACGACGCCGCCGCGCGCGCCGCTATGGATTGCGGTCCTACTGCTCGCGATCGCCGAGGTGATTCGATGGGCGGCGTCGGTGCTGCCGCTCGGGAAGTGACATGGCCGGCAACCGACGCTCGAATGCCTCGAAGCACGTCGGCGCGACTGACGTCGCTCAGCCATGGTTCAAAGCGAACGTCGAGCGCAATCGCAAGCGCAACCGGCTCGCTAGGGACTCCAGACGCAAAAACCGGAAACGGTAAAGGGGGGATGCGGTGAACATTAGCGCGGCCGGCTTTGTTAGTTCGATGACGTGCGACAGCGATGCCGGGAGCTACCGGCTCGGGATCGTGCTGACTGAGCCGGCTCGTTTTTGCGGCGGCGTCTGGCAGATACAGCTCACCTCGGTCGAGGCGAACGGCTACCGCGTCGGCGATCCGATCACGATCTCGATCGCGCCGGCGCCGCATAAGTGAGCGCCGACCTCACGCTCGAGGCTCAAGATCCGCGCCGCAGCGAGACGGCCGAGGACGTCTTCGCGCGCCAGTGCCGCGAGCTGCGCTTGCCGCCGGTCGATCGTCAAGTGCTCTTCGCGAAAGAGATCGGCCGACTCTGGCGCTTCGACTTCGCCTTCCGCGACTACTGGCTCGCGGTCGAGATCGAAGGCCTCGCGGTGCAACGCCTCGCCGGCGTGCTCGTCGTGCGCGGCCGGCATGCGAGCGTGACCGGCATCCGCGAGGATATGCAGAAATACAACACCGCGGCGCTGCTCGGCTGGACGGTGCTCAGATTCGAGCAAAACATGGTGCGGCCGAAAGAGGCGATCGAGACGACGATGCGCGTGCTCGCGGCGCGTGGTTGGAAGTGCGAACCATGAAACGCGGCTATAAAACCGAGCCGTTCTTCGTCGACGAGGCCCGGCGCATCGCGGTGCAATTCATCGTCACCGGCAATCAGCTCAGCGACGACGAGCTGCAGGCAATCGCCGAGGCGGTCGGGCGGCTGCACGGCGCTCTGCTCATGATTCACGGCAAGGTGACGCCGGTGCCGTTCGATGCAACATCGAAGGCGGCGCCGAAAAAGCCTAACTTGCGGCTCGTGAAGTGTGACGTCTAGCAAAAAGCAAAGGCGCGGAACTGGCTGAAGTCTGTGCGGAGTGCTACAGAAGGGCGCACGCGATGCAAGTCTCGAAGTTTCGTAGTTGGATTTTGATCTACGGGATCGACAACCTCACGGTCGCGATCCGCTCGGTCAATCCGCGCGCCGCCGTCTCGCGGCGCAGTGTCGAGCGTTGGATCGTCGGCACGCATGAGCCGCGCGGCGAGCGGATGCGCGCGATCGTGCGCGTCGCCGGCGGGGAAGTCTCCGCGAATGACGTGCTCGAGCATTTTGAGCTGACACGCGCCGCCGCCGCGGCGAAAGGCCGATTCCGATGACGCAGTTAAGCAACCTCGGCGCCGAGATAGATCTGCTGATTCAGCAAGGCGCCGACCTCGCGCTCGATCTCGCTTTCAGCGACACAACCGTCGATCCGCCGACGCCGAAGAACATCGGCGGCTGCATTTTGCGCGCGCAAGTTCGCAAGAGCGCCGCCTCGCCGATCGTGCTCGCGACCTTCGCGACCGAGATCACCGACGGGCCGAATGGTCTCGCCTCGATCTCGCTCGCGAGCACCGACACCGCGGAACTCACCGCCGGCGACGATCAAAGCGACCCGCTCGGGACCTACTACTACTCGCTCGAATTTGTCGAGGTGGGGGGGTCGACAAGCGTGCCGGTTTTCGGCTCGCTTCAAGTCGTCGGCTCGGTAACGCGACCATGACGCAGGCCGTCGACCTCGAGAGCTTCACCGAAGAGCAACGCGTCGCGGCGATCCGCGTCGCGGTCGTGGAGCTGCGCAAGACTGTCGGCGTCATCCTCGAGCGCGATGAGTCGAAGATCGAGCGCTATATCGCGAAGGTCATTAACCCGGGCGGCGTGAGCGTGCTCGATCGCATCAACGGCCCGACGCCGCGCACCGTCACGATCAAATTCGCACCGACCGCGCTCAACTGACCATGGCAAGCAATACTTCCGCCGCCGTGACGATCGTGACACCTCCGGGGATCGCGATGACCGTCAAATCGCTCGGCTACGCGGTCGCCGTCACGGTGAGAAGTTCCTAACATGCTGCGCCTCGATGTTTCTTTCGACACCTCGATTCTCGATGCCGAGCGGCAGCGCTACGAAAAAAACCTCGCGTATTCTGTCGCGCAAGCGTTGAACGATACGGCGCTCGAAGCTCAAAAACGCATTCGCGCACACTTGCGCGAGGTTTTCGTCATTCGCAAACCTGACTTTATGGATCGCTCGATCAAGATGTTTGCCTTCGCGAACGTCAAGGCCGATCGACCTTACGCCGAGTTAGGTGTCGATCAGAAGTCTCGACTCTTGCTGTCGATGTTGGAAGTTGGCGGCACGCGCCCGGCATTCAAAGGCCGATCGACCGCCGTGCCGATCACCGGCGGCGCTGCACGCCCGGGCATTGCCGACTCGGTGCTCGCCGGCTATCAATTCAACGCGCTCAATTTCGTGCAACGTGGCACCGTGCCGCCGCAGACAACCGGCGGCGGCTTCAGTGGCAAGCGTCGCCGCGCCAAAGGCGCGAAGAGTTGGAAAGGCAATCAACGCACATTCATTCTCGACCATACAAGAAAGCTCCCGTACGGCGGAGTCTTCCAACGCACCGGGCCGAAGCGAGCCGACATTCGGCTCGTCTACGTCTTCCGCCGCAACGTGCAGCTCCGCGCCACGCTCGGCTTTATCGCACTCGCCGCGGCTTCGTTTAATCAAACCTTCCGCGACGCGTTCGTGCGGCGCTTCTATCGACTGCGACGATGAAACAACCGACACGCATAAGACTCGACACAACAAAGCGCGGCGCATGGCAACACGAGCGCCGCTCCGACTGGCTCGTCGCGTTGGTCTGGCTCGTGCTCGTCGTCAGTGCCGCCGTTGTCGGCTGGACGATGACCCGATGAGGCTCTCGCTCGCCTCGGCCTCGAGTATCTCTTCGCACGTGCACGCGCTTGGGTCCTTCCCGGGGGGGCGGGACCCGCGGGTGACGGCGAGCCCGGCTTAGGTCTAGCGCGCGTGACTCGTGCACGTTTGACCGCCGGCGGCCTCGTCTCGCTCGCGGAATTCGGCCGGCGGCACGGCGTGACGCGCGAGGCGGTGCGTGCGGCGGTCAAGCGCGGCCGGATTCAGCTCTCGAAGGGCGGCAAGATCGACCCGCGGACGGCTGACAAGGCGTGGCGCGCCGGGCATGACCCGGCCGGTCACGGCGGAAAGAGGGGCACCGGGCCGTCGAGGCGGGGCGGAGCGCGGTCTCGAGGGGGGCGCAAGGTGGGCGAAAGTGGGGCGGAAACGCCCGACAAAGCGCCCGAGAGCGGCCTCACCTTTCTCGCGATGCGCACGCGGCGCGAGGCGGCGGCGGCGGCGATGGCTGAGTTGCAGCTCCGCGAGCGGCAGAGCGAACTCGTCGCCGCGAAGCAAGTGCGCGAGCGCGTCTTCCGGGCGGCCCGGGCGGCTCGAGATCTCGTGCTCGGGATCACCGACCGGCTCGCGCCGCGGCTCGTCGGGCAAGACGAGGCGACGATCCGCCGGCTACTCGGCGAAGAGACGGCTCGAGTCTGCACTGTGATCTCACATGCTCCGGATCTATGACCTCGACGGCTATCGCGAGGGCTGGCAGCTCGATCGCACGTTGACCGTCGCCGAATGGGCCGACGCGAATGTCACGCTCTCGACGAAAGACTCGGCCGAGCCCGGCCCGTATCGCACGAGCCGCACGCCGTACGCGCGCGAGATCATGGAGTGCCTTTCGACGCACTCGCCGATCGAGACGGTCGTGCTCATGGCCGGCGCGCAGCTCGGGAAGACGCGCATCGGGCTCAACTGGCTCGGCTACATCATCGACGTCGCGCCCGGGCCGACGCTCGTCGTCGAGCCGACCGTCGACCTCGCGAAGAAAGTCTCGAAGCAACGGATCGCGACCATGATCGCGACGACGCCGGCGATCGCTTCCAAGGTCGCCGAGGCTCGAGCGCGCGACTCGAGCAATACGATGTTCGAGAAGGAATTCGACGGCGGAATGCTGCTCATGACCGGCGCCAACTCGGGCGCCGGGCTGCGCTCGATGCCGATCCGCTACTTGTTTCTCGATGAGATCGACGCCTACCCGCACGACGTCGACGACGAAGGCGATCCGATCGGGCTCGCCGAGGAGCGCACCGCGACCTTCGCGCGGCGCAAGATCCTGAAGACTTCGACGCCGACGATCCGCAACCTCTCGCGCATCGAGGCCGAGTACCTCCGGAGCGATCAACGGCACTATTTCGTGCCATGCTCTCACTGCAACGCGTTCGACTTTATCCGATGGGAGCGGCTCGCATGGTCTGACGAAGCGCCCGACGACGTACGGCTCCGCTGCGAAGTGTGCGGGCAGCTCACCGAGGAGCGGCACAAGGCCGAGCTACTCGAGCGCGGCGAGTGGCGCGCGACTGCGCTCGGCGACGGGCGCACCGCGGGCTTTCATATCTCGACGCTTTACGCGCCGGTCGGCTGGCGCTCATGGGCTGACTGCGCGCGGGAATTCCGCACCGCGAACGCGACGCTCGAGCAAGGCGATCCGACCAAACTGAAGAAGTTCGTTAACACCGTGCTCGGCGAGACATGGGAAGAGCGCGGGCAGAGCTTCGAGGCGACCGATCTGAAGAACCGGCTCGAGAGCTACCCGGCCGAGGTGCCCGCCGGCGTCGGGCTCCTCACCGCGAGCGTTGACGTGCAAGGCGATCGCCTCGAGGCCGCGGTCGTCGGATGGGGCGCCGGCGAAGAATCATGGCTCATCGCCTTGCATCAAATTCACGGCTCGCCGGAACTCGAGGCGACATGGTTCGACCTCGATGAGATCCTCGCCTCGACCTTCACGCACGAGAGCGGGCGCGTGCTCACCGCGCGCTGTGTCGCGATCGACTCCGGCGGCCTACACACCGAGCACGTCTACCGCTACGTGAAGGCGCGCGAGAATCGCCGGCTCGCAAACGGCGATCCGCAATGGCTGCGCGCGATCAAAGGCGTCGGCGGCCCGGGGCTCGAGATCGCCGGCCGCCCGTCGACCGGCAACCGCTACCAAGTGCACCTCTTCCCGATCGGCGTCGACGGCGCTAAGGATCTGATTTTTCAGCGCATGCAACGCACCGCGCCCGGCCCGGGATTCATGCACCTCCCGGCATGGGTCGATGACGAGTACCTCGCGCAGCTCACCGCCGAGAAGGCGATCCGCAAATACAAAAAAGGCGTCGGCACGGTGCGCGAGTACGTGAAGCTGCGCGAGCGAAACGAAGGCCTCGATCTTCAGGTTTACGCGCTCGCGGCGCTGCACATGCTCGGCCGGCGCACGATCGCGGAGCTGGCGAACCTCGCGCGCGAGGCCGCACTCCCGCCGCCCGAGCTGCCGGCGCCGGCCGCCGAAGGCCGCGCGGACGTGAAAGCGGAGCTACTTCGCGAGGCGCGGCAGGGCAAATCGGGCGCGAACTTCGTCACAAGATCGAAGGGATGGATCTCGCGTTGGTAGCGAGCGACGTGAAACGTCGCAACTAAAGCGCGGCGATTGTTGTATATGGGCGAGCGTGCCGACTGAGCCGCTCATCGCGAAACACTTCCCGCCGTTCATCACGGCCGGCGCGACCTTCAAGGTCGACCGGAGCTTCCCGAGCTACGGAAATACCGATTGGAGCTACGCGCTCACCTTCGCCGGGCTCTACAACCTAACCATCGCCGGCACCGCGGACCCTGACGCGTCGGACCTCTTCCACGTTGTACTAGCGCCGTCAGACACGGCAAAACTCAATCCGAAGGGCGGCACGGCTCTCGCGCTCTCATTCGTCGAGGTGCTATCGGCTTTGCCCGATGGCGGCGAGGTATTTGTCGCAGGCCGCGGTCGGATCATGGTCGAGCCGGATCTGACGGCGCTAAACGACGGCGACGCGGTCTCACTCGCTCAGCGCACGCTCAACGCGATCCGCGCCGAGATCCTCGCGCGGCTCACGAGCCAAGCGTCGATCGAAAACTACTCGATCGGCGGGCGCTCGATCTCGAAGATCCCGCTCCGCGACCTCGTGAACCTGCGCGGGCAATACGAGCGCATCGTATGGCGCGAGGAGAATCCCGGGCGCTTCACCGTGCCCGTCGACGTCGTCTTCCCGTCTAACGAAGTGGCGCCGGCGCCGTTCGTGCGCGGCCGATGGGAGCCGACGTGAATCCGATCAAGCGCGTCGCCGCGGCGATCGCTCGGCGCCTCACGAAGTTCGCCGGCGGCTCGCGCTCGGTGTTCAAAGGCGCCGAGCTGTCGCGCCTTTGGTTCGACTGGGTCGCGACGCCAATCTCCGCCGATCAGGAGATCTACAACGACTTTTTGCGGCTGCGCTCGAGAGCGCGCGAGCTGCGCCGCAATCATCCGCTCGTGCGCCAGTACGCCGATCTCATCTCGACGAACGTCATCGGCGACGAAGGCCTTCGGCTGCGCGCCCGCGTGCGCAACCGCGACGGCAAGCTCGCGAAGAACATCAACGCGCGCATCGAGGAGGCCTTCGCCGATTGGGCGTTGAATGTGACGACTGACGGCACGATGGGGCTCACCGACCTCTCGCACATGCTGATCGAGTCGCTCGCGGTCGATGGTGAGATCCTGATCCGCAAGATCCGCGGCTTCAAAGCCAACGCCTACCGGTTCGCGCTGCAGGCCGTCGATCCCGATCTGCTCGATCATCAATACTTCAGGGCACCGTCGGCGGGCGTGAATGAGATCCGCCTCGGCGTCGAGGTCGATGACTTCGGCACGCCCGTCGCTTATCACCTTTGGGATCGGCATCCGACCGACCTCTTCAACTCGCAAGCGCGGAAGCGCATCCGCGTCGACGCGCGCGACCTTCTGCACATTTACCGGCCCGACCGGCCGAATCAGTCGCGCGGCACGACGTGGCTCAACTCGGTCATGATGCCGGCGAAGATGCTCGACGGGTATGTCGAGGCCGAGGTCGTCGCCGCGCGCACGGGCGCTGCGAAGATGGGCTTCTTCGAGCAGAAGGCCGACGCCGACTACACTCCGCCGCGCGAAGGCGAGCGCCTCACGATGGAGGCCGTACCCGGGCAGTTCGAGAGCCTCCCGCCCGGGATGGAATTCAAACCGTGGTCGCCCGAGCATCCGGCGACCGCCTTCCCGAATTTCATACAGTCGATGCAGCGATGGATCGCGAGCGGCTTGCACGTCAGCTACAACGTGCTCGCGAATGACCTTCAAGGCGTCAACTACTCGAGCTTGCGCTCCGCGCTTCTGACTGAGCGCGATCACTGGCGCAAACTTCAAAAATGGTGGGCGCGGCGCGTGCTCGCGCCGATCTATGCCGAGTGGCTCGGCTACGCGCAACTCGCCGGGAAGCTCACGCTAGACTCGCGCGACTGGTCGAGCTTTCTCGCGGTGAAGTTTCAACCGCGCGGCTGGAGTTGGGTCGACCCGCTGAAAGACATCAACGCCTCGGTCGCGGCGATCGAGAACGGGCTCGACTCGCGCGAGCGCATCCTCGGCGAGCAAGGCGAAGACTTCGAGGAGATCGCCGAAGAGCTGGCCGAGGAGCAAGACCTCATCGGCGAGTTAGGTCTGCAGCTCACCGGCTTCGGAGTCGGCCCGGGCGCGACCGCCGGCGACAAACCGAAAGACGATCAGACCGGCAGCGATCAAACCGCGACCGACGGCGGCGGGCGAGCTGCCCGGCTGCGCCTCGTGCGCGGCCTCCTCACCTCACACCTTCAGGAGTAGACGCTCATGCCGAAGCGCAAGGCCGCCGACACACTGCCCGCCTCGGGATTCCGCACCGCGACGATCACGATCGTCAGACGCGCCAAGGCGCGCGCGACCGAGGTGAAACCCGGCGAGACCGAGCCCGATGACGACGGCGAAGGCGATGAGGAGTATGACGTTTCGCTCTCGAGCGAAGAGCCGGTCGGGCGTTGGTTTGGGAATGAGATCCTCGACCATAGCGGCGACTCGGTCGACCTCTCGCGCGCCGGCGACGGCCTTCCGCTGCTGAAAAATCACGACTCATGGGGCGATCTGCCGATCGGGCGGATCAACGGCCTCAAGACTGACGGCGGCAAGCTGCGCGGCAAGATGAGCTTCGCGCCGACGACCGAGGGGCGCGACGCGAAAGCGCTCGTCGACTTCGGTCACCGCGAAATGTCGATCGGCTACTCGGTCGACCGTTATGAGGTGACCGAGGGCAAAGGCGACGCACCGAGCACCTACCGCGCAACGCGTTGGACCCCGCTCGAGGGCTCGCTCGTTTCAGTTCCGGCCGATCATTCGATCGGCGTCGGTCGCAACGGCGGCCGAGCAAAAGATCCCGAGATCATCCGACCAACATCGGCCGCAGTTCCGGCCGCAAACGCAGGAGTTATTGACATGTCAGACAGTGCCGCCCCGAAAAACGGGCAAGGCCGCGACGAGGCGGCTGCCGAGATCTTGCTGCGCGCAGCTCGGCACGGAATACCGACCGAGAAGGCCGCGGAGTGGATTCGCGAAGGCCTCTCGATCGAACAGGCGAGCCAACGCATCCTTGACACCGTCTCGACGCCGCCGGTGAAGCAACCGGCCGCCGAGACGCTCGTGCTCACCGAGAAAGAGGCGCAGGAGTACAGCTACGCGCGGGCGATCCTCGCCGCGGCTGACGACAAAAGCGGCGGCTCATTCGAGCGCGAGATACACGACGAACTCGCGCGCACGATGCCGATTCAGTTTAAGCCGCGCGGCGGCCTACTGATCCCGACCTCACTGCGCGGGCTGAAGCACGAAGGCGTGCGCAAGCCACTCGACTCGACGCAAATGCGCGCGGCCTTCGACATGCTCACGCGTGCCGGCGGCTCGGGCACGATCGACTCGGCGACCTCCAACGCGATCAAAGAGGTCGTCTTTACCGTCTACGGCGGCGAGCTGATCGAATTCCTGCGCAATCAGGCGCGCGTCGTGCAGTGCGGTGCACGCGTGCTCACCGGCTTGTCGAGCCCGGTCGCCTTCCCGCGGCAGACGGCCGACGTGCCGGCGGTTTGGGTCGCGGAGAATCCCGGCTCCGATATGAGCAACGGGAACTTGACGACCGACCTCGTCACGCTGTCACCGAAGACGCTGCAGGCCTCGACCGCCTACTCGAGACAGCTCCTCGTGCAGTCATCGGTCGACGTCGAGGCGATGGTGCGCGCGTCGATCGGTTACGCGCACGCGCTCGCTTGGGACCTCGCGGCGATTCACGGCTCGGGCGCCTCGAATCAGCCGACCGGGATCTATCTGACCTCCGGCGTCGGCGTCGAGGACTTCACGAGCACCCCGACAACCGGGCATCAATTGCAGTACCCGTACCTTGTCGACATGGAGAACAAGGTCGCAACGGCGAACGCGCTGCGCGGCTCGCTCTGCTGGCTGACAAATCCGGGCGTCGCGAAGAGCGCGAAGACGAAGCTCGAATTCCCGGCGGTCTCGGGCTCGCGCAAGATCTGGGAGGGTTCCATGCTCGAGGGCGAGATGGACGGCTACCCGGCTTACGCGACGAATCAGGTCTCGAAGCTCATGACCTCGCCCGGGCTGGCGGCCTCCGGCGGCAGCTACTACGGCCTCATCTTCGGCAATTGGGCCGACCTCCTCATTGGTCAATTCGGCGGTGCGATGGAGTTGGTTGTCGACCCGTACACGCTGAAGAAGCAGGGAATGATCGAGGTGACCTCCTTCCAAATGAGCGACATCGAAGTGCGTCACGCCGCGAGCTTCGCGGTCGCGAAGGCACTAGACGCAACGGTCTAACCATCGGGGGGCATTCAACACCGCACGCGGTGTAGAGCGCGACGGCGGCGGCCCGGCTCTCGGGCCGCCGCCCGAGCGGAAGCGGAGGGGAAAATGGTCGACACAGAAGGTTATGTGACGATGGAAGACGGGCAGATCAAGACGATCCCGCCGAATATGGTGCGCGTCGAGATCCTCTCGAGTTTCATCGGACACGATCGCCGAGTGCTCGAGCCCGGCGAGCGCGTCACGCTCCCGCGAGCGCTCGCGCTCTCGCAATGCCTGATCGGCACGGCGCGCGAGCTGACGCCCGCGGAGCTGGCCGAGGAGGCGCCGAAGCCAACGCCGCCGGAGACCGTCGAGACTCGAGATCCAACTCTCACCACTCGCGAGCCGCGAGTGCGCAAGCGCTAAGGAGCTTTTTCCCATGACGACAACTGTCAGCCAAGGTTCACAGAAGGCCGTCGCCGTATCGGCGGGGCTCATTCTCAGCGTGACCGCCGGCGCCGGCGGCGCGTGTGCGTGCGAAGAAGGCGTCGGGCGCTCGCCGCGCATCAACGTCGCCGCCGGCCTCACGCGCACCTTCGGGCCGTTTCCATGGGATCGCGTGCTCAACGTCTACGCGATCGGCGACGACGCGACCTTCGTGCTCAGCACCGGCGCGCAATCCGGCGAGCGCGCGACCTATGACTTCCCGGCCGCGAGTGAGAACAACGTCGACCCGGGCGGCGGCTGGCCGACGAACTTCGACCGCCTCGTGCTGACTGCGGTCGGCTCGGCGGGCGCGTCCGCGATGACCGGCCTCAAGGCGGGCACCGACGGGCAGCGCGTCATCGTCACGAATAACGACGCCTCGAGCACGATCACGCTCACGAATCAGAGCAGTTCGAGCACCGCGGCGAATCGTTTCCTCGCGCACGCGGACGTCGCGCTCACGACCGGCTCGTCGGTGCTCATCGAGTACGACGGCACGCTCGGCTTCTGGGTCGTGCGGTAAATGCCGACGCCTCTCGGTGAATTCGGCGGCGCACTCTCGACCGCATTCGCGGCTGATCTCAGCTCGATTGCGGTCGACTCGGGCGTGCTGTGCCAGATCGGCACGGTGCAGTTCTACGCCGTGCCGGAATACATCGGGAAAGACGTCGCGCTCGCGATCGGGATCGCCGGCATGAGGGGCACGATCATCAAGTTGCACGCGACGACCTCGCAACTCCCGCCGCCGCCGCTCCGGGCGCAGACGCCGATCACCGTCGGCATCACGCCGGCGGTGCCCGCGGGCGTTGCGATGTTGGTCAAGGAAGCGTTTCTCGAGGCCGACGGCACGCTCACCGTGATCTTCTGTGAGCTGGCGCCGTGAGCACGGTGCGCGAACAGGTCATGACCGCGGCGATCGCGCGCCTCAACGCCTCGCCGCCGTCGGGCATTCCCGCCTTCACGCGCACGCGCTTCGAGCCGTACGGCGCCGAGGAGTTGCCGGCCGCGACGGTCAAATGGCTCCGCGAGGAGATCGAGTACGAAAAAGGCGGCAAGTGGGGGCCGTATCGCCGCCGCGTGGCGACGATGCGCCTCTCGCTCTACTGCCTCGGCGATGAGAGCGTGCTCGATCCGATGATTGTTTGGGCGACCTCACAGCTCGACGGGCAATTCTCGCCGCTGATCGAAGACTGCATCGAAGCGCTCTATGAGTTTCAGTACGCACTCGAGGATGAGCGCTACGTCGGCCTCGCGCTCGATTTCCGCATTCACTATCACACCATTGTCGGCGATCAGACTCGCGCGCAATGACACCTAAGGAGCAACGCTCATGCCTTCGATTATCGTGACCCCGAGCCTCTCGCCGAGCGGCGCTAATGAAATGATCGGCCGCGGCGTCGTCATGGTCGACCCGCTCGATCCGGTGACGTTGCTGCGCTCGATGAGCCTCCGACATGTTGGCAACGTCGAGAAGCTCGAGATCGACGACAAGGTCGAAGTAAAAGAGAAGTATGAGTCGATGGACCCTAACGGGCTTCTGTACGCGCGCGCGGTCACGCGTCAGACCGTGACGCTCAAACTAACAGGCGATGAGATCACCGCCGACAACGTCGCCGCCGCCTTTAACGGCGTGCTGTCGACGATCACCGGCGCCGGCGGCTCACCGGCCGGCGAGACGATCATGAGCGCCGCCGGCCTCGTGCCCGGGCGCTACTACCAGCTCGCCAATAAGAACGTCGACCCCGCGACGGTGGCGATCGGCGGCCTCGTGCTCGGCACCGACTTCGTCGTGACCGATGCGCTCAACGGCGTGATCTACTTCCCGCCGACGGGCGCGGGCGTCGCCGGCACGGTCTACACCGCGAGCTATACATACGCAGCCTTCACGATGCCGAAGGTGAATCTCGCCGCGGTGCCGAGCCTCGACTGCTATTGCGCTTTCTACGGTGCGCCGGTGAAGGGTCGCGTTTTCTTTCACGAATACTGGCACGTGCAATTCACGCCGACCGGCAAGCTCGAGTGGATCTCGGACAATTTCGCGAGCTTCGAGCTTGAGGGGCTCGTGCTCGCGGACACCGTGAACCATCCGACCGAGCCGATCGGCCGCATCGTACAGGTCGCGTGACCGGCCGCCTCAACTCTCAACCTCGCAGGAGTATCCGCAAATGGCAGGCTTTACACACAAGGTCGGCGTTAACTTCTCGACCGACGCCGGCACGATCACCTCGACGGTCGACACCTACGCGGTCGACTCGGAAGTGAACATCGACGAGACGGTCGCGATCTCGCAGACCGACAAGGAATATGACCTCGCGTGCAAGCATACGCAGATCAAGACGCTGTGCATTTACAGCGATCAGGATCTAACGCTCAAGTTCAACTCGACAAGCTCGCCCGCGCCGCTGATCGCACTCGTCGCGAAGAAGCAAATCGTTTGGACGGTCGATCACCTCGAGGCGAATCCGATCACGGCCGACTTGACGAAGGTCTATGTGACCAACGCGTCGGGCACGAAGACGGCAAACCTCAAGATCCGCATCGGCCTCGACGTCGGCGTTTAACGCGCGCGACGCAGACATCAACCGGGAAAACGGGGCAGCGCTGATAGAAACACTGGGGCCGGTGTCTCGGGCGCTGCCTTTGTTTTCCCCTCAGGCGCGCACGGGGCATCGGCCTTAGTTATTTGGTATTGCACACATCACGAGGGGAAACTCATGCTGCTGGAATTCGAGGGCGCCGGAAAATTCCGGCTCATTACCAACGTATCGACCATCGAGCGCGACATTGCGCTATCGAACCTCCTCCGATCCTCCGGCGCGCAGGCCGCGATGTTGGAAGCGCTCACGGCCTCGGAAGAACCTGATGCTCGAGTGTTCAACGCGGTCGCGGCGTCGGGGCGGCTGTTCGATCTCTTGGGCGCCGCTCTTATGCCACTCGAGGACGCTCAGGCGCCGCCGCGCCTTTGGTGGCAAAAGCTCCTAAGGATCTATCCGCCGGCGAGCGTCGGGCACGGCGGCGACCCGCTCAAGTGGACACCGGAGATAGCCGCCAACACCGCGGAGCGGCTGAAGCACGTCACGACACCGCAGGCAAAGCAACTGCTGACGCTCGCGGTCGTCGAGTTGGTTAAGGCTTTTTTTCTAGCCGGGCTGCACTCATTAGTGACTTCGCGGAACTCTTTGAGGGCGATCGCCGAAAGAGTCGAGGCGCGGCCCGCTGGCGCGAACGGGGCGAGTATGAACTCGGAGACTGGTCACTAATGGTTCACGAGATCGCCGGCTACGATCCCGACCGCATTCGCGCGGTGCTCAAGTGGCCGTTGCGCGAGGCGCTCTTGTGCTACGTCAACCAACTCAAGCGCGAGGCGCTCAGCGCGTGGCGGCACGCGGAGCTGTGCTACGCCGCAATCGCGCCGCACTCGGAGAAACCCGGCAAACCGCCGCCGCCGCCGAAGATCCTGCGCGGCGGCGATCACGGCGAGACTGAGGTGAGCCGCAATGGCTGACGTTAACGAGACTCGCGTCCGATTTACCGCCGAGGGGATGGCGGAGGTCGTCGAGGCTTTCCGCAAGGTCGCGGCGGAGGGCAAGCGCTCGGCCGATGACACGCGCAACGCCTACAAGGCGCTTACGCAACAATTTCAAGACCTCGGTAAATTCCTGATCGGCGGGCTCGGGATCGTCGCGGTCGCCGAGCATCTTCGCGGGCTCTTCCGCAGCTCGATCGACACGGCGGAGGGGCTCAACCGGCTATCGAAGCAGACCGGGCTCTCGACCGATGCGATACAGGCCTTCCAACGGGCGGCACGCGAGACCGGGCTCAGCTCGGACGATGCGAACAAGGCGCTCGAGCGCTTCACGACCGCGACCGGCCGCGCCGAGGTCGGCACCGGCAAGTCTGCGACCGCGCTCTCGCAACTCGGCATCAAGATCTCGGACCTCGCGAAGCTCTCGCCCGATCAACGCTTGCTGCTGATCGCGACCGCGCTCTCGAAGATCACCGAAGAGAGCCGCCGCTCGGCGATCGAGGTCGCGATCTTCTCGAAAGGCGGCGCGCAGCTCGACGGTGCGCTGCGCGCGCTCGCGAAGGAGGGCTTCGCGCCGTTTATCGACAAGCTCAAGGAGTTGGGCGTCTTTCTCGACTCGGCCGCGATCGCCTCACTCGTGGCGCTCAAGGACAAGATGCGCGACCTCGAGGACGTGCAGAAGGGGCTCGCGTCGCAGTTCCTTGTCGGCCTCGCGCCCGCGCTCGGTGAGATCGAGAAGCAATTCGCGAGCGCCGGCACCGGCGCCGACAACATGCGCAAGGCCGGCGAGCTGATCGGCACGACCTTTAAGACGGTGATCTTCGTGCTCGAGGTGGCGGGGCGCATCGTCGAGGCCGTCTTCAATATCATCACCGGCAATATCGCGAGCTTTGCGAAACAACTCGATGACCTCGCGCACCTTCGCGTGCGCCAGTTCGCGAAAGACTTCGTCGACGGCCTCAAGGTCATCCCGACCGAGGCGAAGAAAACCTTCGACGACATTGTCAAGGGCGGCGCCGATCTCTTCGCGAATGTTGGCGACCCGATCAAGCTCGCCGAGGACAAGGGCGGCGGCAAAGCGACGCCGCCGCCGCCGGATCTGAAGCTCGGCAAAGCGCGCGAAGATTTTCTGAAGGCGATGCTCGACAAGGAGCTGAAGCTCTTCGAGGCGGCGAACCGGCTCGAACTCGAGGAGGCGCGTGCGCAGTATGAGGCGGGCGAGATCTCGACCCGGCAATACTACGAACGGCGCGCGGCGCTCATCAAAGCGGCGACCGACAAGGAGATCGAGACGCTCAAAAAGCGCTTCGAGGTCGAGCAGCAACGCCCGGTCGATCTGAATGACGCCGCCGGCGCGATCGAGAAACAGACGCGGCTGTATCAAATCCAAGCGCAGATCGAGGAGGCCGCGGCGAAGGGGCGGCTCGAGGCGGCGCAAAACCTGCGCGAAGAGGAGCGCGCGCTCGAGGAGGCGCACCAACGGCAGGAAGGCCTACAAATCAAGCTGCTCGAGTTGGAAGGAAAGAAAACCGAGGCGGCGCGGCTGCGATTGCAGCTCGAGGTCGAGCGCGCGGAACTCGAGGCGCGGCAGCAGGGCGCGACGCCCGCGCAGGCCGCCGCGATCGGCGCCGCGGCGCAACGCTCCGGGCAAGCGGAGATCGACTACAAGGCCGCGGCCGAGCGCGCGAAGGCCGACCTCTCGATCCTCGAGTCGCAAAAGAAAGCGATTCAAAACGAGGTCAACGCCGGCACGAAGTTTCAGCTCACCGCCGATCAGCAAATACTCGCGCTCGAACGCGCGCGCCTTCCGGTGCTCGAGGCCGAGGCCGCCGCGATGCTCAAGGCCGCACGCGAGTCGGGCGACGAACAGCAGCTCGCGACCGCGATCGCCTTTAACGAAAAGGTGAAGGAGATCAAAACCTCGACCGACACCGCGGCGCTCGCCATGAAAGAAATGCGCGCCGGCGTCGAAAACGCGATCGGGCAGGGCATCAATACCTTTTTGCAGTCAGCGATCAAGAACGTGCACAACCTCGGCGCGGCCTTCGACGCCGCGGCGAAGCAGATCTTTAACGACTTGATACAACTCGCGCTCAAGATCGAAGAGGAGAAGTTTCTCAAATGGATCTTCTCGGGCTTCGGCGGCGGTGAAGGCGGCGGCGCCGGCGGCGGCCTCGGGGCGCTCGCCGGCTTCTCGGGCGGCGGTGCGGTCGGAGCGGCGACCGGCGGCTACGTGCGCGGCCCGGGCTCCTCGACGAGCGACTCGATCCCGGCCTACCTCTCCGACAGAGAATTCGTCGTCGCGGCTCACGCGACCGAGCGCCCGGGCGTGCTGCCTTTCCTCGAGGCGATCAACCGCGGCGGCTCGCCGGTCATCGCGCCAAAGTTCGCCGCCGGCGGCATCGTCGGCTCGATCGGCTCCTCGCGCTTCCGCGGCGACATCCCGCGGCAGCAGGCTCCCGCGGTGCAGCTCAAAGTGCATCCCGAGGCCTTACACCTCACGCTGCGCGACTGGTTCGAGCGTGAGATCGCCGACATCGCGGCGAAGCGATGAGCCTCGCGATCGCCGGCGGCCCGATCTACGCCGACTCGACCGGCGTGCTCATCGTGCTCGCCGGGCCGCCGAATCGCGCCGTGACTTGGGCGCTCACCGGCTCCGGCACGCTCACGCCGCTCACCGACTACACCGACGCGCAGGGGCGCGCCGCGGCGAAGTTCGTGCCGAGCGCCGCGGGCGTGGCAAGTGTGAGCGCGACCTATGGCTCTTGAGCTGCTCTTCGGGCCGGTAAACGTCGCGCGCAACGGCGTACAGGTCGGCACCTTCGGCGGCGGCCTCGCGGCGACCTACGTGCAAGGCCTCGGCCTTCTCGGCGTGCTGACGCCGACCGGCGGCTCGGCGGGCATGTATGCCGTGCAGCTCGACGGCTCGGCCTTCCCGCGCAGCTCCTACTCGGGCGCCTCCGCCGCACTCATTCCCGATCTGCGCCGGCAGCGCGGGCTCGTCGCCGAGATCGCGGTCGAGAAGTTCTACACCTTCAACGCGATCCCGGGGCAGCGCGACGAGGTGCAATGGCTCGGGCCGCCGTCGGTCGGCGTCTTCGGGCAAGCGCACGCCGTCGTGACCGATCGCTTCCTGCAATTCGATCTGCACGGTGCCAATTGGAGCAACCTCGACGACGCGCAGACATGGGCGCAGGAATACGCATGGAGCGGCTCGAGCCCGGGCGGCGTCGAGTCGATCTCGGTCGCCGGGCCGACCGAGCTGTGCGTCGCCTTCGGCACCGGCTCGACGCCGCAGATCAGGTTTTATGACTTCGTCGCGAAGAAGCAATCGAGGCCGACGCTCTTCGTGTCGGAGACGCATCAAGGCGTCTGGTATGTGCCGAAGTGGGATCTCTTCGTCGAGCTGAAGAGCCGTCAGCTCAAGATACTCGCCAACGCCATACATCCCGCCTCGATCTCGACGCCCGCCTTCTCGCCGTCACCGACCGCCGGGGAAGTGTCGACGGTGTCGGTCACGGTGCTCGGCGCGCAGAGCGAGCCGTGCGTCGGGGAGCTGATCGACTGGACGATCACCGCGGGCGGCGGCTCGCTCTCGGCAACGCAATCGACGACCGACTCCTCGGGGCACGCGAGCGTGCTCTACATCGCACCGACGACGCTCGTCGGCTCAGTCACGATTCAGGCGCAATTGAGCTTTTGATGCTGGTTCAAACCTACACCTCGGCGCCGTTCGAGTACCGCCTCCCGGGCGATATCCCGGTCACCTTCTTCCCGCTCTCGAGTTATAACCCGTACCTGACGACGCCGCCGCGGATCTACGGCGAGGCGTGGGCGGCCGGCTACACGAGCGCGATCCTCATCAATCCGGAGAAGCTCGAGGCCGGCTATCAAACGATCTGGCTCGGGCTTCTGCAGGATCAAGTGCACTGGCCCGACACTGACTTCGAGTGGTATCGGTTCAACGCCACGACCGGCGAATGGCTCGGGCGCATCGACGTCGTGCCCGACGACACCTTCATCGTCACGCTTTTCGCGCAGGCACGCGACGGCACCGTTTACCGCATGGGCACGACGACCGATAAGGTCTACCAATGCACGGTCGACCCGATCGCCGGCGTGACCTTCGATCTCTCGCTCGTCGCCTTCGACCTCGCCGCACTCATCGGCTCGGCGGTCGAGATTCAGGCCTACAACATTGACACCGCGCTAAACCTCCTCATGGTCGGGCACTCCTTCGCGCCGTATCTGCGGATCTACAACCTAACAACCGGGGATCTTCTCAGCTCGATCGCGCTGCCGGGATGGGCCGTCTCGATCATGCCGGTCGACACGCGCTACGTTTACGTCATGACTAACTTCGGGATCGTCGCGCTGATCGACTTCACGACCGCGACGGTGCTGTCGACCTTCCAAGTGCAAGAGAGTTTCAACTCCTTCACCAACGTCATAATTTACGATCAGCTCTACAAGCGCTTTCTCGCTTGGTTCCACACTCCCGAAGACGGCACCGGTCAAAATACCTCGATCATCCGCGGCTTCTATCCGGTCGATCAGGCGACCGGGATCACGAAGGCGGTGCCGATCCGCGTGCCGCGCAAGTACCGCTCGACGCCGCTCCTCACGCGCGTCTTCGGCGACATCGGCGAGCCGATCGGCGGGGGGATCGTGCGGCTCACGAGCCTCGACACCTCGAAGGCGACGGTGACCTCCTTCCCGGCGATCACCGACACCGACGGCGAGGCGATCGGCACCATCGCCGGCGATGACTCGGGCAACGTCACGATCGTCGCCTCGGTCGACGTCGCGACCGGGATCGGCGGCACCGGCGAATCCGCGCCCGCTCCGCCGCCGCCGATCGCGACGACCGAGCGCAATCCGGGCGACTGCCCGCGCCTCGGCGGCTATCTCGTCGGCACCGCCGGCAGCTCGCCGGATTATTCCGACCCGACGCTGCAGGGGGAGATCGCGAAGCTCGACGTCGCGGTGCTCGCCTTCCCGCCCGGCTACGCGGGCTCGGGCGGCGTCTCGACGCAGCAAGTGTGCGTCGCGCTCAAGGCGCTCAATCCGCGCCTCGTGCTCGTGAATTACTCGGACCCGTTTCAGTACCCGCCGAGCTACAACGCGAGCGCTTACGGCGAGGTCGCGACCATGCTCGCGAATCCGCAGGACTCGGCGGCCGACGCCGCGCACCGGCCTCAGTGGTATCTGTTCGATCACTCCTACACACCGAAGAACACCGCGGCCGGCTACATCGCTTCGCCCGCCGCATGGGGCACCGCGAACCTCGTCAATATGACGAGCTACAACTCGAGCAACCGCAACCTCGCCGGGCAGACGGCGAACCAATGGCGCGCGAGCTTCGACGCGCTCTACTCGACGCGGATCTCGCTCGCGCTCGATGGCATCTTCGCCGATCACTCGGTCTACACGCTCTCGAGCCTCCTCGGCACAGCTCCGACCGGAGACTTCGACTCACCGGGCTCGGCGGTCGGCACGATCCTCGGCGATTGGAATCGTGACGAAAACTCGCCCTACCCTCCGGCGACTCACTACGGGCACTCGCCGCCGTCGCCGGCGAATGCGGCTGACTTCGCCTCGAGCACTGATTCCGCGTGGCGCACGGGCGTCGCCGACTTCGCCGCGCAGCTCCGCGGCAACATGGGCGCGGGCAAGTTCGTCTTCGCGAATCTGCGCGATTGGAATCACGGCCTACTCGGGCCGTTCTTCAACATGGTCGAGGGCGGCGTGATCGAAGCCATGATCGGGCAGGCCGACAGCCCGGAGACGACGAGCTTCGCGGCGATGATGCTGGCCTACCAAAACATCATGGTCGCGATCAAAACGCCGCAACTCGTGATCTTCGCGCACGACGGCGACCCGACCGACTATCAGGACATGCGCTACGGCCTTTGCGCGTGCCTCATGGGCGGCAGCATCTACGGCACGGCCTACTATTACCACTCCGACAGCGCGAGCGCCGGCGGCTACTCCGCTGTCAACTGGTTCGACGAATTCGACTTCAACCTCGGCGCGCCGACGCAATCGGTCGTCGTGCCGTGGCAAAACGGCGTCTGGCGCCGGAACTTCCAACACGGCATTGCGCTCGTGAATCCGAAGGGCAACGGCACGCAAACCGTAACGCTCGAGCGCAGCTATACGAAGCTCACCGGCTCGCAAGATCCGACGACTAACGACGGCTCGACGGTGACCTCGGTCACGCTCGCCGACCGCGACGGCCTCATCCTCATCGGGTAACACATGGCAACGCTCACAAGCTCCTCGACGGTCGCGATCGGCGCGGGCTCCGCGGTCGTCGACTCGGTCGCGTTTCCGATCCTGCCGGCGCTCGGCTCCTCGCTCGGCAAGGGGCGGCTCGTGCATCCGACGCTCGGCACGCTCGACTATCCCAACGCGCCCGACGAATGGCGCAACGTCGACACCGACGTCATCATCGCGCCGGTTTGGGCGAACTCGAAGACGCTCGTCGGCTCTTCCAACG